CCCACTGTTCCAGAGTTCACGATTATACTCTGAGACTGGATCTTTGCCACCAGTTGTGGTCAAAGAATTTTCAATATACCAACCGCCTGGTCCTTGGAATGCATGTGAATACACTTTTGCCCAAGGGATATCTTCCCCTTCTGGTGCTGGTAAGAAACGGAGAACGGCATAACCGTTACCTGTTTTATCTACTTCTGGTTTCCAGAGTCTTTCATCTGCTCCACCACTAGTAGTATTCATCTTCTCCACTTCTTTAACTAATTTTTGAGTTAAAGATCCTAGAGAGGATTGTTTTTTTAGGTCGTTAAATGACATTAGATTTGTATCTAGATTTGGCTTGTGTGTATACCCATTATAAAAGACTTAAAGATCCTTGTCAATATGTTGTTTCATCATCTCTACCGCATGAGACATATTATTAAAGAGAGAAGACATATCTGTATTAGATGGGAGACCCATCATAGATGCAGATTCTATAATACGTTTTTTCATTTCTTGTGCTTCAGGATCATCTGATAAAGATAATCTAGCATACATAACTTTTTGTTTTTCTAATAGTTTTTCTAATATATCAACATGATATTTCTTATCCTCACGTTTCATTGTAGGAAACTTGAAGACATTACTATAAATCTCCTCTTGGAGTTCATGTATTTCCGCCATTTCTGCACGGACAACATCAGATTGGAAAAAACTCATAGAACGGTCTCTTTTAGAATTTTTTTGTAATGGGGTACATCTATATTTAGGAAGGGTTTATACTTTTTAATTTTACGACTAACGGTTTCCCACACTGGGTCATTTAATTTTTTATCAAAGTCCTTACCATACTCAAATATTCTATCACATATCACCAGAGTTTCAAGTGAGGTTTTCTTCCCCAAATAACTCTTCAAAATAAGAGGATGACCCTTGGAACAATCAAAGACTTCATCTACTTTATTATCATCAAAAAGAACATTAACTTCTTCTTTGAAAACATATTTGAGAGATTGAACTTTCTTCTTCCATTCCATATATCTACCCTCACCTTCTTTAATCATCTCCCCAATCCACATAGTACCTGGATCAGTAGAGTATATAAAATTAGATACGAAAAACTCCTCTACTTCTTTATCATTCTTCTGTCTTGCAAATTTCTCAAACCAAAATCTATCCTTTCTCTTATAGAAGGCTTGGTGAGTTGCTCTGGTCTTACCACGATACTTGATATAATCATAATGATCTTTAGTAAAGTGATTTTTTAGAGAGAGATAACAACGGTAGGCATCAAAGGGCATCACAATTCGTCAGGAACATCACTAGGAAGTTGAATGACATTAAATGCCAAAGTAATTCTTTCTTTATCAACGGTCTGTGGTTCTACATGATGCCAAGTACTTGCAGGAAACATCACCATCGTTCCATCAAAACCTTCATATCCCACACCATGTTCATCAAATATAGTAGGATGATTATGATTTTTATAATATATCACACCTGAAAGAAATCCTGCATGGTTGTGTATAGGATTATCATCTCCTTTATATGCAAAGTTAGTCCAGATATCATACCCATCAAAATGCCCAGACCAACTTCTTATTTTAAATAATCTATTATGTTTTCCTGCTCCCCAATACTTAGTAGTCAATCTCAGCACCCATGCCATCCAAAAAGATTGCTCAACTAAATGAGGAGAGATAGAACATTGGTATGAATTATGTTTCTTCCCATCCATAGAAAGATACCCTACATTCTCATGAGCTTTTAGTGATGCTAATGGATGATTTTTAAATCTTTTACTTTCGTTTACCCATCCATCAATCTCTTTCAAGATCTGTTTAGGAATCTCCGTCACCATTACAGGGCACGTAGTGCCTGGTGCAAGTTTACGCATATGTAATAAATCTTCCATAACAAAAAAAGGTAATAGAGGTAAAAATTTGGCGGGATTTTTTTTCGACTTTTTTGAAATTAAATCGGTAATTTCGCACGGGAACTGCGTTTTAAAAAGTTAAGTTCCGAGGCTTCATATTTAATCTTTTCCTTTAATGGTTTAGGTATAAGTTTAGGAACCGCTTCTAAATCAATACTATTTTTATCACAAAAATGAACTATGGCATCAATATAATTCATGTCTTTATTAATTTGCACAAGAGTTTCTATTTCCTCGGCAAAACCTGCGGGAGAATAAAACTTACTCTCCAATACTTTTGCTAGTTCATCCTTCGACATTCTCTGCCCCCAAATTGTTAGATACAAATTCTTTAATATAACGAACCAGAAGTTTAATATAATCCCCTTTATTTCTTTTGTCAAATACTTTTACTTCACCACTGGGTGTTACCATGAGAGTGATTAATTTTTTGACAGGGATGCCTGTTAGTTCATAGTAAGCAGCAGCATAGAAAGTTTCCTGAACGAAATAGTTTTCCAACCATTTCTCAGGTTTGATCTTCTCAGATGTCTTAAAATCTATGACTGCTAACTCGCCTTCATACTCTGCTATACAATCAACTCTTCCAGCAAGACCAAGATACTCAGAGTAAAGAGTTCTTTCTATAGCGTGTATGTTATTTATCTTATCCAGATATGGTGTTGCATGGTGGAACATGAACTTAGTTGCTGGTCTATAATCATCCCAGTTAAGTTCTTTGTTTTCTAAGTATGCCTGTGCTGCTTCATGAAAGTCAGTTCCACGAGCAGTTGCTTTCTTTGTAATTCTATTTGCTTCTTCTATACCAACTCTCTTACGCCAGTCAATAAAGATCTGACGATTATAAAAGGAGGTTACAGAAGTAATAGAAGGAACCCACTGACCATCAGGTAGATGATACAGTCGGCAGCCAGGAGTCTCTTTCTTCTCTAATTCAAGATCACCAAGAAAATTACAATGCTCAAACGTCATAGTTAAAATTTACAATTACTCTTCGTTTTTCATTAGTACAAGTTACTCCTGTATGTTCTGTATTAGAGTCAAAAATAACTATTCTATTTGCTACACTCTTTACTCTACCACCTTTTTTAAATTCTGTCCATCCATTATTAGTATTAAGATAAAAAACAGCAGTCTTTTGGTGTTGAGGAACTCCTTCAGATGTAGAACGTTGGTCATTATGAAACCCACTCTTTCGATGGAAAAACGTTTTAGGATTAAGATTCAATTTAATTCTATCTAGTCTCTTAACTCCCAATTTTTGTTGTACAATATCAAATAAAAAATAACTCTGTGAATTTATTCCACCCCGATCTATATTATAAAGAGTATGAGTAAATTGATATCCATCATCTCCACGATTAACTGCACAATCATTAAAATACCAAGAAAATTCAACACTCAATATTACGGATTGAAGTTGTTTAAATTGGTATTCAGGTAAAAAATTATCAATAACTTTCACGAATCATAAATTAAGTTCCATCTTAGCAAGAATATATTCTTTAACTAATCCAGAACGAACGATATCTTCAACTCCAAATTCTATAATATCAACCGAAGACATTAAACGGAGGACTCTCATGAAATCATGTATTCCATTCCTTTCATTCTGTTTAAGAAGATCAGTTTGAGTAGCATCCCCACAGAACATAATCTTAGTATCTTCACCAACTCTTGTCATTATACTATCAAGTTCATGGTAATTCAAGTTTTGGAATTCATCTACTATAATAATTGCTTTATCAAAAGTTGTACCCCGAATAAATGAGGTGCTCCAGAAATCTATTGTCCCTTGAGTTTTAAGATTTCCATAAAGCATTTGGAAATCTGCTTCTGTTCTCATCTCAAACATATACTTTACCATATGCTTGTAAGGTATCTGATAAAGAGATGACTTATCTTCATGGTCACCAGGAAGGAAACCAATCTCACGAGTAGCAACTAATGACCTTACAATATAAACTTTATCATAAGGAGTATTAGGATCTAATACATCACGTAGTGCATTATAAAGAGTAATAAAAGTCTTACCTGTACCAGCACAACCATAAGCAACTAGATGTTTATTCTCTGCATAGGCATTAAATAAACTTTGCTGATTTTGTGTGAGGGGATCAATCTCCCTCATCATATCAGTGTTGATTGGTTTTTTTCTCTTCATCTGCTTTGCGGTGAGTCCTACACCGATTGGATCTGTGGTTTTTTTCTTTCTTGGCATATTATTTAATCATCATAATCGGAACCTTGGGTCGTACCTATACCCTTATCCTGAGCCAATCTTGCGGAGATGCCACCTGACTTATGTGCCTTTTTCAATACTTCATTCCAACTAGGATTCTTTTTATGAAGTTTGTCTTGCCAGTCACCAACCTCACCAAATGCAGGTACAGTTGAAGGATCAGAATAATCTCTTAACCAATCTGGATTATCATCGCACCATGTATCCCAATCATGGACACTCATTACAACTTCTTTTTGCTCACCAGTTTTTGTGTTAACCACAGGGTATGTTGCCATATCAATACAATAAGGTTTACGATTATTTATGAAACCCAGTCAAGAGCCTGAGCAACAGTGGGAAATTGTTCGGCAAAAATAGAACGAACACCCTCTGCTACTTCCATATGTTCTTTCTGTGTTCCATGTGCAGAACGTAGGTCAATATAATGTACCCATGATCTTACAGAACCAGTCATATAGATTCTTGTAGGAGTAGCAAGAGGTAGCACAAATCTAGCACACTCTTTTGCTATGCCAGCGTCAAGCATCTCTTTATATAAATGCATTCCATCTACAAAATGCTTCTGTATCTTGGCATTGAAATCCTGTACCACAAGAGGATCTACATCATCAATGCTATTCTGACGATTCTTATCATCTTGTCTCCTTAGTTCTGGTAAAGGAATTACATCACCCAACATACTACTATCAGCATACCTTTGAGAAAACTCTTGATAGGTGAATGATCTATGTCTTAATATCTGTGCTGCTAATCCTCTAGTGGTATTAATCTCCACTGTCATAAACGCTTGCTCAAAGACTGACCAGTGACCGTGCTTAATACAATACTTCAATAACCCTGCAAATTTATCATTGTCTTGATTATTAGGGTTACTAACACGAGCAACATATGCCATGTGCTGTTCGGCATCTGGTGTTACACTTACTAGTTTAATATTACTATTCATTTCCTCTGTAAAAATATTTGGGGTGGGAGGTTGGAATTCTGTATTACCAACAAGAGACGGGCATTACTACAGTAGTAAATTTTACATCTCTGCCTGAGACCCGACTGGTAAGTCGATTCTGACATTCCTGCCAGCAGCACCACCTGTGTCTCATCACCTTATCCAGCTATATGCCAGAAAGATTATTCAGTCACTCCCCGTTGAGTTCGTCAACCCAACAAATATATTATTACATAAAAAAAGGAGGGTGTCAACCCCTCCTTTTTATTCTGGTTAACTGCAAGGAATTGCCTTACTTTTAACTTTGAGACCACGATACATTAGATCGTGTCTGTTACGCTTTGCTGCTTCATCAAGCACTTTTGCGTTGTACTCTTCAGTGTCGTACTCGACACCACGGTAAGTGACTTTTGCCATTGGATTTACCTTAGGTAGGGTGGATTAGACCCGTTCCTTCAGTCGAACATTTGCGTCCCCTTGGGGATGAACGATCCGTTCCGTGTCGGCTTACTTGCGTCCCCGTCGAAGGGGGATGAACGATGTGTGTATATTAACACAGTCCTACTATATATGCAAGTAGTTTTGTATAACGTGATACAGTTTTCTATTCTTTTAACATTTCATCTCTAATCTTCTTTGCTTGTTCATTATGTTCGCATAGTTTATTCATCCATATCCTTTCCTGCAGACTAACTTCACCGTCAGTGCTTATCATGCGACAACAAATATCAACTATTTGATTTCTGTAATTGGTACTTAACATTGTCCAAGTAATTAGGTTGTAGAGAATTTTTAACATGTTCTATTGCTGCTGGTAGTATACCATATTCCATTCTTTGAATGGCCTTTGTTAGAGATTCTATATCATCGTTAGGTAATATGGGAACCTTTCCTTGAAGAATTATTTCACCACCATCAAGTTCCTCATTCACATAATGAACAGTACACCCTGTTTCTTCATCCCCAGATTGCATTGCCTGTTCAACAGCATGTAATCCTTTATACTTAGGGAGTAATGAAGGATGTACATTAATTATAGGAGCAGGGAAAGCATCAGGATTTTTAATCACTCTCATATATCCTGCAAGAACTATGAGATCAACTCTCCACACCTTAAAGAGTTCTATCATCTTCTCTTCATCTTTGTGTGGAACTCTTACATGAGGAATACCAAACTTTGCTGCTCTTGTCACAGCACCACACTTTTTGGTGTTGTGTATCATCAACACAACTTCATGCTTATTACATATGGGATTTGTGATTATGTTCTCGAAATTGGTTCCGTTACCAGAACACATAACACCTAGTCTCATTCTTGTAGTTCGTCTAATCTATATGGTGAATAATTCGGTTTAAGATGATACTCTTTTAAGGCTTCCAACATAATCTCTTTTAATTCTGCTCTTTCTTTATCATCAAAGATAGGCAACTCTTTAAAGTTTGCTGGTGGATAGATGGGATTGCCGTCAGCATCATGAGGATATATGTTGTCCTTACATCCATCAACTGTCTCACCACTCATCCCCTGCGTATCAATCTTGTCCATCTAATGGTCTCCCATTTTTATCAACTAGATCAAGTTTTTTTACTTGACCTAAATTAGATTTCTGACTTTTTTTAATTCTCTTATATTCTTTAAGAATTTTTTCTACTTCTGACTGTGGGATGTTAACTTGTAATTGTTCTTCATCTTCCTTTCCTACAAAACCAAGTCCACCTTCCTTGGAATCTTTTTGGGAATCCACGTACTGATTGATGTTATCCTGAATCTCATCACGGATAAGAGCATCTATTTGGATTCTTATTTCGTCATCACTTTCTTTCATACTTTCCTCCTTTTCTTTTTCTCAGGTGGTTTTAATCCCCATAGATTAGGTCTTATTGTCCCTTGACCATAAGTAATTTTTTGAACCGCATCTTTTCCGTACTTGTCATAATATAAATCAAAAACATTTACCATCTTCTCAGAACGAGTTACATCTAAATGTTGTTTGCCATCAACAATATAGAATACATTAAAAGCATCAGTAGGTAAACTCCTATCGTCTGCCTTCTCTAGTGTAGTTTTCTCTAAAATAATATCACACCAGTAATCAGAGGGTTTGAATTTATCCTCTGGTTTTTTTGGTGCTACTGCTTTTTCCGTTGTTTCTGTTGCCATGTTTAATTACTCCAAGTCATCTTAGGAAATGCTTGTTTAACATTATCAATTGTAATATTATACTTGGTAGTTAAATCTTTATCCTTAGTTAAGATAAGAACCTCTGCTTCTCTTGGATGAAGTCCACGTAAAAGATTGATAAACATCATTTCTCTACGAGTAGAATTAAGAGTATCATTACCACCCTTCACAAAATGATAAAGTTTTTGCCACTCTCTACGTAAAGAAGTTCTACCTCTACCATCTAAGTCCTGACCAGTTGCTGATTCGCCTCCTGCTGCCTCTCTACGGATGTTTTCTGATAAAGAACCAGAATACATATCTTGATCCTCTGCATCGCCGTAGGGAACCTCTCCTGCTGGCAGGAGACTTATGATACTAGTATCAAAGTTCCACTTCAAAATAGATTTAAGAGCATCAAATTCATGTGCTTGTAATGCTTTAACTTTATTAGCATTACCAATCTGTTTGGATGTAAGATCTAATACTTCAAACACAAAAGGAAGTTTAGGAAGAGAGTTAATAGCAGGAGGTGCTTCTACTGCTACCGTTTTCTTTGCTCTTGGTTTTCTAGTCGTCGTCTTCTTCGTCTGTGCGGTCATGAGTTTCAATTCTAAGGGCTAAAATTTCATCGGGAAGAACATTCCCATTTGCGTCAAACATCTCTGGATGAGAATAAACTACTTGAGGAGTAGTTTCATATGAATGTTGTCTTGCCATCCATCCTATCATACCTCCTACCAATAATGCAACAATAGACACAAGAGTCATCAACGTCAAGGTCACAATCATCATATTATTAAAAAGTGTTTCGATTGACATGGCACTCCTCCCAGAGATTGTTATTTTTTTCGGATATCCAAGTAAAAATTAAAGTGAAAGATAATTTCTTTATTCCATAATGCAATTAACTTTCCAAATTTTACTTGAAATGTTTTTGGTGGGTCGGGTTTTTTCCTCCTATTTCGTAACAGTAGTTCCACTCCCCGATTCATTTCGGGTTTGCTTTTATTTAGAGACTTTTTTTCGTCTTCCAGGTTTTCGGTCACGACTATACCTCCATGCATCTTCTAGTATACCATATAAATATGCTTTTATTTTTCTTGCCTGAGGTTTAGGTATGTGACCATATGCTTCTCTCAATTGTTTGTGATTATTATCTGCACCTCCTTTAATATATTCTTCAAGTTCTAGCACCTGTTCCGATATTTCAGCAGCAGTAGAACTATCGATGAAAGCATCTACTTCATACTTTTTTGTCTTACGATATTGTAGAAACTCATAAAACTTTAATTGCATCTTACCATCAAACGCAAGTTCAATGGCATGTTCAATCATGTCATATACAGTTTCAAAATCATCAGGGTTTTTCATCAGACTAATTTTTTCTCCTTTAAATACTGAACTGTTTCTGTACATCCACCAATATTGGTAGAGTTTATAACTACTTGAGGAAATGTGGATCCCTCACCAAACTGACCATAAAATGATTTCTTATCAAAATGCTCATCTAATTTATAAACAACGTGATTTAACTTTGCTAACTCTAACACTTGCACCACTTTTGTACAATAAGGGCATCCATCCTTAGAATAAACAGTAAAATTCATATTAAATTTAATAGTTATACTTAATCATTTATCTTTTTTTTTATTCTCATCTTTCTTTTCCTTTTTGATACGATCATATTCTTTCCTATCACCCAAAACTCTTTCATCAGGTTCTAAGTTTCCGTGCATTACTTTTTACCTCCTTGATGTATCACAAATCCGAAAGATTGTGATGTGGTTTCTTTAAGATCTATCCCTACGTCATCACAATAATCAGTGATGGCAACATCTGCTTGCTCATATAGCGAATCAAAGTTCATATTACGACGTAAATCATTTGCAATTTGATCCACATGTTCTGAATCTAATTCCTGACCATTAGGTCTATCTCTCACCAGTTGATTAAGGTTAATCAAAAGTTTACAATCATTGTTAATCATTAGTGATCACCTTTTAAAGAAATAATAATACGATTGTTTTTATAATCCGCAGTAAATTCAAGTTCTACATCATGAGGCCACATTAGTTCTTCGTATAAGGCATTCAGTCTATCCATGTCCTCATAGAGATCATTAATATGATAATGGTCTTCTTCATCCATTAGGTTAGGTCGAACTTTAATTAGTATATATTGAAGTTAATATTCTTGCAAGTTACCAGTCAGGATATTTCCAATCTCCAATATCAGTTTTTCTTTTTGATGTTATCCTTTTAATAGTACATCCTTTACACTCATAGGAATATGAGGATAGAAGGTTCATGTTTTTACGAATACGATAAAAACCATTCAAGAGATTTTTTCGTTGATTACAGACCCTACATACCCTTTCTTCAAGAAGAAGATGACCTAATTTTATCTGCTTATCTAATTCCATGCATAAAAAAAGACCCTAAAATAATTTAGGGTCTTTATAAGTTTTGACTTTAAAGTGCATTACCTCTTGGTAATACTTCTTCTGGGAACACGAAGTTCTCATGTGGTTGATCAACAGATGACATCCAT